TCTGCGGCTCCCAGCTCTCCGAGCGGCTGTCCTGCTCCGTCCACTACCCCGCCTACGGCAAGCGCCTGTTCGAGTGTCGGTGCGGTGTCCTGTTTCCGGCCTACGTGGTGCAGGCGGCGGTGGATACAGGGGACTGGGAAGCGGTGCTGAAACTGCACGAGGACGGGGAGCGGTTTGACCAGCAGATGTTCTAGGAGGTAATTCCGATGACTACTAACAATAGCGGCAAGGTATCGCTGTCCCCTCGAACGATGGTGGACAGTGTCTCCGAGTGGTCGCTCCATCGGGTCGTAGACTATCTCAGGAAGAAGGAGAAGGACGGTGAAAAGCCTGCGTCTTCGTTCATAAGCTGCCGGTTCTACATACGGTCTCTGGCCGAGGCTCTGGACTATATCAAGAAGCCTCTGGGCGGCCTATCCCGCAGTCAGGTTTGCCGTTGCCTGTCGTACCATAGCATCGCGCTCGTTCGGGAGGACAAGACGCTGTCGCAGATTGTAAACGCTCGGGATGAGTTGCTCAAAAGATGCTTAAATGCCGGAGACGACGACACAATGGCTATAATGAACACTCCCAGTCCGTACGCCCCTGTCTTGGTTCGGGAGAGACGCCTCAATATCCCGGTTTATGCCGAATGGGTCACATCCGATATCGAGGAGTACGCTGACGCCTGTGGCGTGTGGCGTTGGCAACTTATCCAGATTTACCTGATTAAGTCCCTGTTGGGAGATGGGGAGGTGGTTGAGGAGTTGTCAGGATTGGCAAACCAGTGGGGTCGGGAGATTAGTTGCTGGGATACTTGGATGGCCTATCGGCTCGGTGAACTGCATGGTTTACTAATTAAGACGGGTGGCATTTGACGGTGCCGCTGGGTTTTCGTTTGGTTGTTTTTGAAACCTTTATAGTATATAAATATACTATAAAGGGGGTAGGTTGATGTACTGATGTACGCCTTCTAGGCGTGGTGATGTACTAATGTACGCGTCCTAGTATATATAGAAATAGAAAGTAGGGAGTAGTAGATGGTAGATAATAGAGGGAGTACCCAGTGTCCTAGAAGTCCGACGGGGGCGCATCACTGGATGATAACCGAACCAGATGGGACGACCAGCGAGGGGGTGTGTCGGTACTGCGGTGTTGCTAGGATGTTCTGGAACTCCGTTAATATTCGCCCGATGGCGAACAGCAAAACCAAAGTTCATGTGAAGGAGATAAACTGATGTTGCCGGATATCGGGATTAAACCGTACTACTCCGACAAGTGGAGAGCTATATATCATGGGGATTGTCGAGAGATACTGACTCTGTTGCCCGATGGGTGCGTTGACTTGGTTCTTTGTGACTTACCTTATGGTGTAACTGCTCGAAATGAGTGGGATAAGGTTATCCCCATGACGTTCCTGTGGGAAGTTTGGCAAAGGGTGTGCCAGCAACGGGGTGTTGTTGCGTTGACTGCTATACAGCCGTTCTCGTCTTTTTTGGTGATGAGTAACGCTGGTAAGTTCAAGTACGAGTGGATATGGGAGAAGCAACAGGGTACGGGCTTCCTCAACGCAAAGAAACAGCCACTCCGTAACCACGAGTCTGTTCTGGTGTTCTACAACGGGGGTCAACCGACTTATAACCCTCAGTTTACGAAAGGTAAGGCATATAAGCAGAAGTCGGGCAGAGGGAGCCTGAATTATCGTGAGCAGGTTAGCGTCACTACTGACAATAAGGGTGTTCGTTATCCTTTGTCGGTGCAATGTTTTCCCTATGATGGTGGCAAGTTGCACCCCACCCAGAAACCTGAAGCTATGTTCTCTTATCTGGTCAAAACGTACACGAACGACAATGACTTTGTGCTGGACAACTGTCTTGGTTCTGGCACGACTGCTCTAGTTGCCGGTCAACTTAACCGCTACTGCATCGGAATCGAAATCTCCGAGGAGTACTGCGAGATAGCTGCTAACCGTTGCGCTGCCGACACTGTAGAGCGAATCAAGAAGGGGGAGTATTAACCATGTCTCTACCCCCACCATCCACCCTGCTCGGCTCCGGTTCTTGGGATTTTTGGTATCTTGGACAGGAGGATTCGTTCAAAAAATCTATGGACTGGTATAATTCTTCGGCTCGGTTCCTTGGCCTGTCTTGCCCAACAGGCAGTGGTAAGAGTCTTCTGGCGCTGCTCCTCTCCCGGTTCTCCGACACCCGAACCGTCATACTCACGGCGACCAAGGGTCTCCAGAGACAGTACTTCGTGGCCGCTCAACCCATCGGCGGGGTACTGGCACAGGGACAAAACAACTTCACCTGTTCTCTCGTCCCCAGCCTGCGTGCTGATGAAGGGCCGTGCCATGACGGGATGGCCTGCAATGTCAAGGAGTCCTGCCCGTACCGTGTCCAGCTCGCCCGGGCTCTCCGTTCCAACCTCGTTATCACCAACTACGCCTACTGGCTGGCGCAGACCAATTTCTCGACGGGCTTGGGGGACGTTGGTCTGCTTATCTGCGACGAAAGCCATCTCGCTTTTTCCTCGATGGAGGGGTATCTAACCATATTCCTCTCCAAGCTGGACATAGAACCTACCGGCATCCACTTCCCGCTGGACGCTACCCGCTGGGGTACGTGGCGTACCTGGGCGACAGCGTCTCTCCCCGTGGTGCAGGAGAACCTGAACCGTATCGAGGCGGACGTTCGCTCCCACCGTTCCCAGAACCTGCCCGTACCGAGCCATGTCTCCCGAGCCTACCGCACCGCCAAGTCCGTGTCCGCCAAGCTCTCCCGCCTCTCCTCGGTCGGCGAGGACTGGGTTATCCAGAAGACCAAGCACGGTTATCGGTTCGTCCCCAAGTGGGTGTCCAACTACGCCGACCACCTCTTCCAGAAAGTCCCCAAGGTGGTGCTGATGTCGGCTATCCTCTCCCACCGCACCGCCGACTATATCGGTGTACCGTCCAACGGCGACCGATCATGGGTGGAGACGCCCTCGCACTTCCCGCCGGAGAACACTCCTATATGGCACGTCCCGACTGCCCGAATCAACTACCGCACCGACGACTTCGGGTCAACCATCTGGGTGTCCCGTATCGACCAGATCATCCAGCGCCGGATGGACCGCAAGGGGATAGTGTTTACTGTGTCCTACGACCGCGCCAGGATGTTGCTGAGTCGCTCTCGGTTCAAGAACATCATGTACTCTCACAGCACCTCGGACGTGTATCAGGTGGTAGAGAAGTTCAAGAGCCTGAAACCTCCGGCGGTGTTGGTGTCTCCTACCGTCACGACCGGCTGGGACTTTCCGGGACTGGATTATATCGTGGTCGGAAAGATACCCTACCCCGATACCAGAGACGTTGTGACGCAGGCCAGACACGAGGACGACAAGGACTGGACGAGCTACATGGCGATGGAAACGCTGGTGCAGGAGTGCGGGCGCGGAACCCGGTCGGCGGCGGACAGGTGCGAAGTGCTTGTGGTGGACGATTCTTGGAAGTGGTTCTATCCTAAGTTTCGGGGTTTTGCTCCTCGCTGGTTCCAAGAGCGTGTGAGAGGGAGCTTAGAAACCGTCCCTGATGTTCTGGTGTAGGACTTGACAATGTTACCTGTTTGTGTTACACTTCTAGGTAATGTTAGTTTTTGGAGGATTTAATGAAAATCAGGATTGACCAGATTATTCCCGACCCAGATCAACCGAGAAAGACCTTCGACCAAGAGAAGGTTGTTGAGTTGAGCGGAAGCCTTGATACGTTAGGGCTTATCCAGCCGATAACTATTCGTCCTCATAATGGGAAGTATATGATTATCGTTGGTGAGAGACGGTTCAGGGCTGCTCAGTTGGACGGGCGGGATGAAATAGAGTGTGTTGTTAGGGAAGATGTGGATGATAAAAAGGCGAGGGAGATGCAATTCGCCGAGAATTACCACGTTCAGGCATTGCCTCCAATGGAGCAGTTTCGTGCGTGGCATAAGCACATGACTGAGCACAATATTTCCAGAGCCGACTTTGCTCGGATAACGAACATCAAGCGGGCAACGATTGACGAGGCTGTTACTATATTGACAGGCTTGGATGAAAATCTCACCGGTGAGATTTTGTCCGGTAAGTTGTCGGTGCGTGCCGCCCGAGAAATAGCTCATATCGGTGACATTAAACGCCAGCAGGAAGTGGCTAAGCCGATTATACGTGGTGACGTTTCTGGGGAGCGTGCTCAGGAAGTAATACTCCAAGCTAAGGCACAGCCAGAGCGACCAATAGAGAGTATAATCGCCCATGTTCAGGAACGGGACTTGTCTAAGTACAGGAAGGTCATACAGGACGAGAAGAAGCAGCAACGTCAAGCCGTGAGGGTAGCAGAAGTCAAGTCTTCTAGCCCAGATTGTCGTGTCTTGCTCGGTGACGTGTCTGACTGGGGGGCTATCGGTCTGGAGTCAGGTTCGGTGGATGCTATTATCACTGACCCACCATACAATAAGGACTTTCTGCCTACCTTTGAGCATTTATCCTTGTTCTCTGCTTTTGTGCTTAAAGACGGTGGTTCGTTGTTCGCTATGGTCGGGCAGAGTTATTTGCCTGATGTCTTTCGTTTGCTGTCCTCTGCGTTGGATTATCACTGGACTTTAGCCTATCTTACTCCTGGTGGCCAGTCTCCTCAGTTGTGGGATAGGAAGGTCAACTCGTTCTGGAAGACTGTTCTGTGGTTCGTGAAAGGCGAGTATGACGGTAAATGGCTTGGTGATGTGGTCAAGTCCGAGGTCAATGATAATGACAAGGACTTCCACGAGTGGGGGCAGTCAGAGAGCGGTATGGCAGACCTTATAAAGCGGACTACCGAGGAAGGTGACTTAATACTTGACCCATTCGTGGGCGGTGGCACTACAGGCAGAATAGCGTTGGACTTGAAGCGGAAGTTTATCGGGATAGACAATGACCCTGAAGCGGTCAGGTTGACTAAACAACGGCTTGGAGTGGTTGATTGACATTTATAGTCGGTGACAGGTACGAGAACAATATTGGAAAGTATCGGGTTCTCATTATCACTGGAGACCTGATGACCGTTCAGTATGAGGACGGTCATCAGCAAATGCTGTCTGTTAAGCTACAGGAGCAGATACTCACGAATCGGCGGACTAGATTGGCTAATCCTCCTACTTCGATTAGTGATGGTAGGAAAGCAGTGCGGTCGTATAAGTGGGTTGACGGCAGAGCTTACCAGACGATGGGGTTTCTCTCGAAGCGAGTAATTCGCATTGGTGCTAACCTTACTACAGACAAGGCTCAAAACTTTAGAGAGGAGTATCAGTTTATTAAGGGTGTTCCCTTGACCGATGACCGCGATGCTGTGAGTTTTCTACGGGAGGGTGCTAACCAGTGGGGCAATCAGGGGGTCATTCGCTTCAGGGCAAAGGATACGGAGTTGTCCTTGTTGTCCTTCTCACGGAAAGGGAATACACCTTATGCATCTGACGAGCATTGGGAGATAAAGGATATGGGTTTCCTGTTCTTCCTGCTTGAACACGGATTTGAGTTAGGTAGCAACCAAGACGAGGGTGCTATTCTGGTAAGGATACCTTCGTCTCAGCGTTTGTTTTTTGATAAGGGAGTGGAATATGGTCTACGTTCATAAGTGTCTCCGCTGTGGTTATGAGTGGGCATCCCGTAATCCCCATCCCACTCGGTGTGCCAAGTGTAAGACACCCTACTGGGATAAGGAGAGGAGGAGCAGTGAGCAGAAGAGCGACTGAGAAAGAGAAAGCGAAGATGAGAGCCGAGTATGCTGCTGACCCTGAGAAGTACAAAGCTAAGTCAGCTCAGTACCGGGTTGACAATCCTGACAAGGTTAAAGCTGCGTCTATCCGTTATCGTCAGAAGAACCGCACTCGTATTACTGCCAAAGCACGTATGCGTAATGACAGATTGCACAGGGAGACTATCTTGGCCTATGGTGGGAAGTGTGCTATTTGTGGTGAAGTAGTGACAGAGTTTCTTTGTCTTGACCACGTCAATGGAGATGGGGCTGAGGATCGCCGGAAAGGCTTGATGGGCAATAAACTCTATAGGCATCTTAAAGAACAGGGCTGGCCGAAGGGCAGGTTGCGGGTTCTCTGCTATAACTGCAACTTTGGGTTAGCTTTGCATCGAGCTATGTCTGTTCCTCAGCCAGTACGCCAACGACGCTACACGCGGGGAGTAAAAGCAGAGGTAATTGCTGCTTACGGGGGGGAGTGCGTTTGTTGTGGAGAGACCAACCCTCTCTTCTTGTCTATTGATCACATTAATGGAGGTGGTCAAGCGGAGAGGAGAAAGTACGGTAGGGGAAGAGTCTTTTACCAGTATCTCAAGTCCTTGGGTTACCCGAAGGACAAGTACCGCTTGCTCTGTCATAATTGTAACGCCTCCTTCGGACACTACGGATACTGCCCGCACAGGGGACTGCGATAATGGTTTATGTACAAATATGCGAGTTTTGCGCCGGCTTGGTTCAGAGAACGCTATCGGGGAAGTCTGGAAGTAGTGCCGGAGCCGTTAGTTTGATTACCCTATTGACAAACCCCCCAACCCGTGATACAATAAAGTATGTCCGTCGTGACACGCACAACCACCACCACTACCACGACAGTCACGGCAATAAATAGGAAGGAGGTAGGCGAGTGTACCACGTAGAGCTTGACATCAGTCAGGCTCAGAAGAAGCAGCTCAAACAAGCTGCGCTGGACGAGGGTCAGACAGTAAAAGCATACGTCACCGCTCTCGTCTTGGTCGACTTATCGAAAAAACAAAAGAAGGAGGATAACACAAGTTAATGGTTTCAATAAAACCAAGTGAAATGGTCGAAGGGGGAGCAGTCCCCGTTGACCGCAACCTGACCTGGAAGGAGTGCCGGTTCAACCTGTTCGAGTATAAGACCAAAGCCGGTGAGGTGGTCGCCACAACCTGCGCTCTCCGCATCAATTACGTCGATGACGACGGGCAGGATTTCGAGCAGCAATACTCCGTGTCCGACCCTGAGCGGTTCATCCCGTCGCAGGACGGCAAGACCCTCGTAGCTGTCGGCTCCGCCGAGGTGCTGTCCAAGTCCTCGAACTTCTACGTCTTGATGAACGCCCTCGTCAACGCCGGCTTCCCGGAGAACCGTCTGGAAGATGACGTGTCTACTCTTGACGGTCTCATCACCTACAACATCGGTATGCCGATGCCCAAGAGGGCTGGACTGGCGTCTGCGGTTCCCACCGAGGGTGCTCGTGAGCGTATCCTATCCGTACCCTCCCAAGTTATCAAACTTCCGTGGGAGAAGGGCAAAGGCAAGGCGGCTCCCGCCAAGGCCAAAGCACCCGCTGAAGACGAGGAGACCAGCGAGGATGTCAACGAAGCGGCTCTGGCGTTCGTCACCGAAGCCGTCGAGGAAATCGGCACGATCACCCGCCAGCAGCTGGCTACCCGGCTCTTCAAGAAGGAAGCCAAGAACCCGAACAAGGACGCCATCGCAACCCTGCTGTTCAAGCCTGAGTTCCAGGCTACCCTGCTCGCCAACGGTTTCACCGTGGACGGCGAGGATGTAGGCAAGGCGGAATAGCAACCTACAACTGAATATTGACAACTGAATATAGCAAGCAGAAACTGGGGCGAGGACAGCGACCAGCCCCAGTCCCCCGGTCAGAGCCGGGGCTGATGAAGCTCAAAAGGAGATTAGATGGTTGAGATAAAGATAGACCCTGAGTTCCAGTCCCTTGTCCCGCCAATGGCTGAGGACGAGAAGCGAGAGTTGGAAGCCAGTCTGTTGTCTGAGGGAAACCGAGACCCTATTGTGGTCTGGGAAGGACAAGGAATACTGGTTGATGGTCACTCCCGATACGAGATTTGTAATCGGTTGGGGGTAGAGTTGAAACCGCCGCTGGAGATGGAGTTCGATGATAGGGATGAGGTCAAGGTCTGGATACTTCGCAACCAGTTGGGGCGGCGCAATCTCAACCCGTTCGTGCGGACATCACTGACGTTGAAGTTGGAGGAGTTGATAAGACCGAAGGCGAAGGAGAATTTGGTAACTTCTACGGGCGGGTTAAAGCCTCGGCCCTTGCAGAAATCTGCAAAGGCCGAGCCAGTTGATGTCCGGAAGGAAGTCGCTAAAATTGCTGGTGTCTCCCACGATACGGTCGCTAAGGTCAAGGTTATTGAACAGAAGGCTACTCCTGAGCAGCGGGAGAAGTTAGTCAAGGGTGATGAGAGTATCAATGCCGTCTACAAGGAAGTGAAGCGACAGGAGAAGCGAGAAAAGCGGGAGGAGCAACGCAGACAACTTGTGGCTGAAGCATCAAGTAGACCTGCCACAGACGACTCTGGCATTCTGGTTGGTGATTTGTCCTTACTGGATGCCAAGCTGGACGATGATTCGGTTGACCTGTTTTTTACTGACCCTCCCTACAAGGGGGATGACGACAGCGTGGCACTATATGGCAGGTTAGCAGATTTAGCACAAGCAAAGTTGAAGCCTGGTGGTCTATGCCTTGCTTATACCCCCCACGCCCACTTGTCTGATATTATAAAAGCGATGGTTACTAAAGACCGTCTGTCGTTCTGTTGGGTCTTTGCTGTCGAACAGATGGGAGGGGAGGCCAGAATCTGGAAATACAATTTCTGGGTGAAGTGGAAGCCTATCTTGGTTCTGACCAAGGCGCCACCTGTGAAGCGTTTGACTGATACTTGGGTGATGGATAGCATCCGGGGTGAAGGTGAGGATAAGCGTTTTCACGACTGGGGGCAAGATGTCCGAGAAGCAGCTTACTGGATTGAAGCTCTCACTCCGACAGGAGGATTGGTCGTTGACCCCTTTTGCGGTGGAGGGACAGTGCCCTTCGCTGTAAGGCTGTGTGGGGACGGGCTTCACTGTATTGCTTGCGACAAGGACGAGGCTTCCGTCCTGCTTACAAGAGCCAGACTGGAGGCTGTTAGTGGCGAGAGTTGATACCTTGAATCCAAGACACGAGGTGTATATCAAGCATCTTACTGAAGAATTACGGTCTGAGGGGTATGCCGTAGACTCTTGGGGGTATGAGGCTGTTCTCCCCGATATTAAAATGTCGGGAGTCGGTTTTGACTTCAGCCTCTCGGCTCTACAGATGCGGTCTAGTTTTGACTTGGTCGTGAGAGACTCTCGGACTGGGTTTATCTGCCATATTGACGGTAAGACAACGCCTTTTAGAGACGACACAGGTAATGTTGCTGTGGAAGTGTGGCCAATGCTCTTTGGTCGAAAGCACCGAGTACCTCGGTTGGTAGTATTTGAGGATATTGCCTCTTGGGGGCTGTGGTTGGATAGTCTTGACCCGAGCTGGTTCTCCCGATACCGGATGCCGGACAGGTGGGACGCCAGCCAGCAACGTCGCTTCCACGAGATGATTTGTGATTTGGGAGATGATTTGCCTCAACCTCACAGTAAGATTACTTGGTGGAACAGTGTCTGGGCGAGTGGTGACCCTTACTATTTGTGGCCTGTCGTGAAAGTTGTTGAGGCTGGCAAGCCTTACCTTGTGGCTATCCAAGAGAGGAGCACTGAGTTTGGGGAGGGAGAGTCAAAGTGAACACCGACCAGTTCTGGAACAGAGCCTCCGACATATTCAACCTCCACCACGACAAGCACCGCCGTGCTGTCCTCACCGACGAGGAGAAGCGGGAGACGGTCACAGACTTCTTGGTGGACGTGGAGTCTCTGGCTTACGAGTGGTATAACCGGGACGACAAGGAAGGAGGATAAATGGCTATTGCAGATGCCAATTCGGAAAACCAGCCCCTGACGTCCAGCGACCTCATGGCCGTAGACGCTGGCAGGGAGTTCATCCTGATAGCAGGAAAGGACGGGGTAGGCAAGACCAGTGCCCTAGTATCCATCGCCATGGTGGTGAACGGTAAGGTTGACCCCTCGGAGATAGAGAGTTGCCTCTCACTTATCAACCCGAGCGCAACAGTCTACGTCCTTGACACCGAACACAAGTTTGCCAGCGTTTTCCGCCAGTTTGGCCGTAGCGCTCCCGACAATATCGTCTACTACTACTGTCAGACTATGGACGGACTCCTGTCGGCGTTTGAGCGTGTTCAGCGGGATATCAAGCCGGGTGACTGGATAATGCCGGAGAGTATGGCACGCATCTGGGAGCACTCCCAAGACCTTGCGTACCGTGAAGTATCCGGTATGTCCAAGTCGGAGTATCTGGCGAAGCGTAGAGAAGAAGGGTCAGTGGCTGGCAAGAAAGGGCCGATACCCCAACCGGACAACTTCTGGAATATTGCTAAAACGGCACATGATGGCGAGTTCCTGCAGGTGCTGGTGGCCCGAGATGACATCAACGTGGCCATGACCACGATACTGAACAGGCCGCCGAGAGAGGCACCCAACCGTAAAGAGAACATTGACCGCAAGGAGATGCGTCTGGAGTTCGGTATTGATTCAGGTCTTGGTGGTACTCCGACTCTTCCTTATCAACCCGAGACTCTGGTGTTGCTTGACCGTGTCCGAGGTTCGGTGCGAGCGACCGTGTTGCGGGACAACAACTCGGTGCTGGATGACGGCAGGGTAGAGTTCTGGGTGCCGGGTAAAAAGTCCTTTGGTCCCGAGTGGATGAATAATTGCCGATTTGAGGGGGAAGATGAGTAATTTCGATATGCTTCTGGGGATGGTACATGACTAGGAAGACCAGTACCGACCTGCGCAAGGGTAACGGATGGGGCAACGGTCTTGTGGAGTGGGAAGAGGACGGCACTGTCTACATTTCTGTCGTGTTCTCTTGGCACTTGGACAAGGCACTTCTGCGGTATGTGGAGTTGCTGTCCCAAGGGAAGAGCGTCCGTATTGGCGGGCCAGCGGCTCGGTATGCGGGTGTATCAGATGACTCCTGCTCTGGTGCGCTAGTCCGTCATAACCCCGATGCTTGCATAACATCGTACGGGTGTCCCAACAAGTGTGGGTTCTGCATAAACCGGGATGTTGACTTGGTCGAACTGGACGATTATAAGTTGAGACGGGTTGTCTGTGACGATAACCTCACGGCCACGTCACGAAAGCACTTTGATGGAGTGGTAGACGGTCTCAAGAGGTTCTCTGGCGTGGACATAAATCAGGGCATCAGCGCATCTATCATCACCGACCATCAGGCGTCCCGCCTTGCTGAGCTGGATATGAGCTGTGTTCGCGTGGCTTGGGACAGCATTGAGTACGAGTCTAAGTTCATGCGGGGGTGGGACACTTTGAGACGTGCTGGTTTTCCTCGCTCTAAGATATCGGTGTATGTTCTCATCGGGTATGAGGATACCCCCGAGGATGCTCTGTACCGCTTGGAGATGGTTCGTCGGCTGGGTGGAGTCCCTTTCCCGATGCGGTATCAACCTCTCAAGACGAAGAAGCGCAACGACTATGTCGGCGAGAACTGGACGCACAAGGAGTTGGTTCGATATTGCCGCTACTGGTCTAACCTAAGAGTAACCAACAGGATACCGTTCTCCGAGTTTCGCTACGAGACGGGGAGTGGTGCGAAGTGACGATTTACACGAGCTGTCTCCCCAACGACCAAGACATGATACAGGCACTTGGCTCCATCGCCCGCCCTCTCCCTATCGCCACAGGTGACGCCTGCTTCTCCGGTATCGGCGACAACGACTCCACCATCCTCGTCTGCGTCGAGCGCAAGAAGATAGGCGACCTCTGCCGGTGTATCCTCGACGGTCGCTACCTGCACCAGCTCCAGATAGCCAAGGAGAACGGTGCCGACGTGTTCGCCCTCATCGTCGAGGGTGTTATCCGCCCCAGTCCCGAGGACGGTCTCCTTGAAGTCCCGGTCTGGGGAATAAACCCCAAGACGATGCGACGGTGCCAGATGTGGGAGCCGGTCAAACCGACCACTACCTACTCCCGCTTCGATCAGTACCTGACCGAGCTGGACTACCTCGCCGGGGTTATCGTCAAGCGTTCCCGCGATGTCCAGGAGACGGCTTCGATAATCAAGGCACTCTGGGACAACTTCCAGACCCCGCCGGACAAGCACAACTCCCTGCGTCAGGTATTCAGCCCGCCGAACACGAAGGTTGAACTGGTGCGACCCAGCCTGTTGCGTCGTGTGGTCAAGGAGCTGGACGGTCTTGGCTGGGAGCGGTCGAGGGCTGTAGCCGACCACTTCAAGTCGGTGCAGGAGATGGCCAACGCCGATGTCGCTGAGTGGGTGAAGATAGAGGGGATAGGGAAGAAGACCGCCGAGAAGGTGGTCAAAGCTGTACGAGGGTGGCAGTAAATAATGGTAAATATCCCTTTTTATGATGAATATTTTACTCCTCCAGAAGATGAGAGGGGAAAAAGTGAGGTAGCTAATGGATAAACCACCATTATTAACAGACGATGAGGTAAAAGAGGACTTATCAAAATATGACATACCATGGGTATTTATTGATGAGGATAAAATACCTGCTATCGTTGAACAAATGGGTAATATTATTGCTGTTACTAGGCTAGTCCAGCGTGATGCCGACTACGAGAATATGGAACAGCAGTACTTAAAGGAGATAGAGGGGATATTTGAGTATATAGAAGAAATGTTCCCCGAGTTAAAAGAATCTTATTGGGAAAACAGAAGATGGATTCAATTTAAGAAGGAGCAATTAAATCCAAATACCTAGAAAGGAAGGGAGAATGATGATAGTTTTTCATGGAACCAATAAATATGCTGCTGTTATAATCGCAAGGGATGGCTTTATGGCAGGGACTCATTTTGCCAGACATCTTGAAGATGCGCTTGAGTTTGGTGGTTCTTGGGTATTTATGGTTGATATTGATGATAGAAAAACTGCTTGGCAATTTGTAAGTAATGAATATATACCAGTTTCATGGATAAAAAGATTGACTCAATATAGACCTATAGTAAGAATAGGCACACAGCCACACCTCACCAGAAAGATTGATAGTAGAACAGAAAGTAGAAATCTAATCGGCGTACCTTTACTCAAAGGAGGGAGTGATGAATAAACAAGAGATAATAGAATGGCTGGCAAGTATAACAAGGGATAGGTTCAAACAACCATCTGAAGCATCAGGTCTCAACTGGGATGAAAACTTTAACTATCTTTTAGCCGAAGATATCTACAACGGCCTCAAAGGGAAAGGGATGAGACCACTGGATGAAGACCAGAGCTTGCCCGATGTGCGTCATGGAAGTGAAGTTAACCTTGCCGAGGGTATATATGATGGACTAATGCGGAAAGCAGAAATGCGGGCCCAGCAAGACATGATAGATAACAACTGGCGCAAGGTAAAGGAGGAATAAGATGTACTGCCTGTACTGTGGGGATTGTTGTCGTAGGATGTCACCGATTAGTCAGCCAGAACCGTGCAAATATCTAATAGAGGACGGTAGTTTTGTTTTCTGTAGTATCTATAGAAATAGACCTGCTGAGTGTTCTAACCATGAATACCCCAGTAGGTTTTGTCCGATAGGTCTTGAGGTATTAGGTCTTAATCCTGAAAGAGACACTACTAAAATCAGAGAGAGAATAGACGAAGGGTGGAACTTAATCAAACAAAGGGAGGTCAGCCATGAATGAGGTAAAGGAGGAATAAGATGGGGGCAAGACCACTAAAGAACTGGTGTAGAGGATATGAGAAGCCTACGAAAAAGGGGGTTGATATCTGTGCTAATTACACAGTTGTTAATCTGAAACCTCACTGTTTAATAGGTTTCAAGGCAGGATTGTGGTGTCATATACCAAGAGAGGAGGACAGCCATGAGTGACTATGAAGAACTAAAGGAAAAGGTGGCTAAAGAAATTCATAGATACCATTGGGAGATAAATAAGAGAAAAGTTGCTGATGTCTTTATGAAGCCCGAAGATATCAATGCCTTATTAGACAAACAAACTGATACGATTCTCTCCCTAGAATCCGGTAATCTACGGATAGCTGTGGTGGAGAAGGAAAGCGAATCACCAGAATCATATATCACGGAACATTGGTGTGAAGAACTCAATAAACTAGAACCAAAGATTTATAGTGAGTCTAACATGGAAAAATGGAAGAACCTCAAGAACTGGCAGGATAAATACGCCTGGGCATTAACTGGCTATCATATGTGCGAACGAGACAAGGAAAAATCTGGTTGGGTCAAGGAATATAAGGAGGTAAAGTGATATACTGTTTAAGAGAAGGGGGAGAAACACAATGAAACATCTAAGGTTCAAGATGCCCAAGCGGGTATGGGTGCCCGCACTGGTGGCGGTACTGGCTCTTGTCGTGGTCTGCGGTGGGGTGCTGGCTGCTGTCCAGTTGACTCTCCACGGTAGCGTTGCTGTTGTGTCAGAGGGGGGCGGTGGGGGTACTCAAATACCCACCTATACTCTGTCGGTCTACGATGTGGCGGAGGAGGGAACCCCGTTAACTGGCGCAAGCACCTTGTTCGACCTCGGCGACATCCATGTAGGTTACCAAGAATCTCGGACAGTCTACTTGCATAACACAGGAACTGGCGACATTGATGTCACAGTCACAGTGGTCGGGTTAGAACCCGTCACAGGGTCATTTGCAGGTGAGGGGACGTACACTGTCCTGACTACTGATGACCGCATACCTGTGACATTGACTTTTACAGCCAGTAGCACAGTCGCTCCAGCAGATGCGTTTGATGTGACCTTTGACGTGACCCCGTATACTCCGTAGAACTTGCTGACAGCAAACTAAACTAGAGGAGAACCGAGATATGGATACAGTCGTAACAATCCCGGTCTGGGGGGTCGTTTTGTCCGTCCTAACTGGAGGTCTGATAGGCATGGTCATCGTCCTAGTATCTCTCGTTGTGATGAACCGCACCACGATGGTGGACACGCCGGAGTTCGTCAAGGGTATGGAGGATACCACCTCCAAGCTACGGGACGTCGCCGAGCAGTACCAGAAGCTGAACAACAAGCAGGGGGGAGCGAAAGCCGAGGCTCCCCCCAAGCCGGCGACCAAGACCGCCAAGAAGCCGTCCCGTCCTGCCAAGGAACTGGAACCAGAGCCCTCCGTAGACTACTCCGGCGTGTCCATCCAGCCACTCACCCGGAAGCAATACCTTATCCTTGCCAGCCGAGCCGACGGCTACGAAGCGTACTCTCTCCACGAAGCCGCCGACCTGTTGGGGGTCACCAACGATGCTGTCCAGTCCTGGATATCCAAGAAGATGCTGGTGGGCTCCAAGTTGAACGGGGAGCAGTGGGTAAGCGCCAAGTCCCTACTGGCTGTGGTCACTGCTCAGGGTGCCGTGGAAGACGGCGGCGATAGCGAGGAGTACGCGGAGTAGCCTGTAGGACTTTCGTACTGTTTTCCAAAAATGGGGAAAAATTGTCTCTCTACCCCCTTGACAAACGGGTGAAATGTGTGGTAAAGTGGAGTAGGTAAGATGATAAGGGAGGTAGATTGAGATGAATCAACTTACTGGAGAGAACCAGATTACTAGAGTCAGGGACGTTGTTGATGACGTAATGGATGAAGTGGGGGAGAGTTGCGTTGCGCTTGTGCGTGAGGTCTACTGGGATGGGAGGAAGGAGCGTGATGCCTTGGAAGGACGTTTTGACGCAGGAGATGGCTGGGTGGAGATGACCGAAGAGTTTGAAAGGCTAGACCGAGAACTTGATGACGCTCTGCTGCTTCGGTATAGGCGGGTAGATGGAGGTGTGTTTTGGGAGGTACTGCAAGTGGGATTGGTTTTGCAAGATGTCGTCCCCATATGTGACAATGGGGAACCGATTCCAATTAGTTACTCCCTCCAGAGTGACATTCTGGACGCAATTGAGGAGGTCTTTGAGGCAGAAGAGGACTTTTTTGGGAAGGAGTGGAAAAATGAAAATTTTACTTAACGAGCATGGAAATGAACAACTGGAGCTGAGGGGTTGGGAGTGTGGTGTTGGGCTACTTGAAGTGGTGATCAGACAAGATGGTAGGGAGGCTACGTCTGCTGTCTCCTTGGACGATTTGAAGCACATTATTGCCTTGTTTGAGAGCGAGTTGGATTACGAGCAGGAGCCGCCTAGTGCCCAACCGACGCAAAGACGGAGGTAAATTGAGATGATTACGACGAAGCAAGAGTACACGGAGAACTGTCTGGCGATAGGTCTACGCAACGCTATGATAACCGTAGTATTGATGAGCAAGAAGGCTGAAGGGAATCAGAATCAGGAGGAGGTAAGTTGAGATGAAGAAGTTGCTGATTTTGGGCATACTTGCTGTTGTCACACTAGTCACTGGTTGTCAGAGTCTAGGCACTTCAGCCGAGGTTCAACATACGAGCGTCGCCATGCCAACCTACCCGCAGACTACGACTCCTAGCCAGACCGCTATCGTTATAGGTACCACGGAAGTTACTGATGCGATGCCTATGTACTCTGTTGCAGATGTTGAGTACGTCTTGTTCCTTTGGGGCAATATTGTTCCGTTTGCCCCGCACACCTACTTGGACTCTATTGATTTTAGTGTCAGGCTCTCTTTAGGTCTTGGAGCGTACTGGGAACAGGAGGGTGTTCTATCAGGTGACGCCTTTATTGCCGCCACGGATGATCCCACCGTTATGGAGGCTTTGGAGACTTTAGAACTAATCAAGGACGGGAAAGTGACTTTCACTGTTGAGAGTGGGAAGACGACTATCACGGTTCCTAACGTGTCTCCCAGAGCACAAACATTGAGTCTAGATGACTTTGTTGCCGAGATTGTGGCGGAAAGGCAGAGACTTACTGATTGGGAACAAAGCAAGCTGGTATTGTTGCCTCAAGAATCCCAAGACAGTTACTGGGTTGCGAAAGAGTCTGGCGACTCAAGGGATTGGGCTCGTTTCAACCGAGCAGTGTTGAAGTATAACAGAGAGACTAATGACCAGATACGACTTTGGGAGTTGGATACTCTCCCTAATCTTCCTGTAGGTATTCAAGACGCATACAGTATTGCGTCCGCGTCAGGGGACTGGTCTGTTCTTCAAGGGATACTGGAGGAGGCAACTGATGCCTAACCGACGCAAAGACGACCGCAACACGAGGATAATCCGGCTCTACGCCAACGGCGAGGGGATGCTCCAGAAGGAGATAGCCCTGATGTTCGGGATGAAGGAGAGTGCTGTCTCTATGGTGCTGTTCCGTGACCGGAAGCGACGGGTGGAGTGGGAAAAGAAAGTACAACGATGGGAGCAGGAGAAGGAGGAACAATTATGACAACAGATGTTGAGTCCATCAGAGAGTATCTTGACAGAAATAACGAACCCTGCCTCACCCCCGATGAGTTAGATCACGTCGCTATGTGTATGTCCCATATCCGCAGATGGTATTACGAAGGGTATCCGCTCGGAGGTTTTCTGAGAGCTATCGTGAACAACGACCTTCTGGAGGCGTGTTTCCGAGCCGATGATGTGAATATCAGAGCTTTGAAACTGTATGCTTACTTTCTTACTTGGGAAATGCCCGGTGATTGGCGTCAGAGGGCGAAGGAGGAACAATCGTGAACTTCTACAACGTACGCAACACTGCAACAGGAGACATATACCGTATCTGGGCGCCCTCTGGGGGGTCGGCGATTACCATGACCTGTCGGCTCAAGGGATGGGATACCGACCAGTGCGAAGCCAGAGAAGACATCTGGGAGGAGGGTTAACATAATGGCTGAATACACAGGTTTTCAAGCAATACTCAACGAGGCACTGGGGGAGTACAAGGATGCCGGGTTCAGGCTCACCGAGCCGGACGACCACACTCTGCTCCTGTTCTATCATGACAAGCTGGTCGTCCCGTTCAGTTCGACAGGGGCTACGTTCGACGGTATCCGCCGGGCTTGCCAGACGTTCTTGGACAGGATACAGGAGAAAGAGTACAACGACCTGAGTCGGGAGTCCTAGATGTCTCCCTACTACAACCGACAACCAGCCGTACTGCCGTCCCCCGACACTCTCCCGTTCCCCGGCAACCTCATCCGGCAGTGTACCGACTGCCCCCTTGTCAGGTCTTGTACAGCCCCCGTCCCCGGCGAAGGGTCGTTCCCTGCCGAGGTCATGTTCGTGGGAGAGGCGCCGGGTCGTAACGAGGACGAACAAGGAAGGCCGTTTGTAGGCCAAGCCGGCCAGTACTTGGACTCCCTCCTGTTCTCAATCTCCGTCCCGAGGGAGGACGTGTACATCTCCAATATCGCCCATTGTCGGCCACCGGGCAACCGAGACCCCAAGCCCACCGAGATTAAAGCCTGCGCGAAGTGGCTCAACCTTGAACTTGAGGTCGTCCAGCCCCGCATCGTAGTGGCGCTGGGAGCGTTCGCCATATCCCACTTCCTCGGCGCAGGAGCCGGAACCGTCGAGCATCTCCACGGTCGTCCCGTCGAAGTGGACGGTCGTATTATCCTCCCAGCCTATCATCCAGCCGCAGCCCTCCGTAACACGAACCTCATACGGATGTGCCAAGAGGACTTCCAGGTACTCCGTGGCCTCATCCGGGGCGATTCTCCCGCCGACTACCACGTCCAAGACGAGTATCCCGACCCGGACTACCGGATGGCCGATGCGTCCGAGGGCGGCGTCGGTATGTTGAAGGCACTCGCCGAGACGACAGGACACTACGCTGTCGATACCGAGGTCTGCGCGGGTAAGTTATGGAGTATGCAGGTGAGTACCCGTCCCGGTACAGCGTGGTTCGTGCGTCTACCTGATGACTTGCAGGGGAGAGTTGACCTCACCGACTGGAACTCGACGGCACTCATACACAACTACCTCTTTGATATTCAATATATCAACGTCAGGGACGACAGGTTCGTAGATTCTATGGTTTGCTCCTACCTCCTCGGGCTCCCACAAGGATTGAAAGAGCTTGCCAGCCGTCTATGTGGTATCAAGATGGTCAACTACCGTGAGATAGTCCGCCCCGGTCAACTGGAACTGTCTCTCGACTACCTTGACAAGGTCGGCGAGCAGGAGTGGCCTGACCCGCCCGAAGTGGAAGAGACCAAGTGGGACAATAAGCAAGGCAAGATAGGGACTCGGGTCAAGCACCCGTGGCACATCTCCCGCAAGGTGGCCAAGATACTGGGGGATATGGACACGAACCCCGAGACCGACCCGTTCGACCGCTGGCGACAGATACCGGCAGTGGAGAGGGCAGTAGTTGAGAATGTGCTTGGTCCTATGCCGGAGTCGTCTCTCAAAGATATCCCTCTCGACAAGGCGGTACAATACGCCGCCCGTGACGCTGATGCAGATTTACGGGTCTACCTGAAACTCCGCAAGATGATAGACGACCTCGACCTCAACTTCGTCCTCCGCATGGACACGAACATCCTCCCGATGGTTCACTCCATGATGCAGAACGGCATGGCGATAGACCTTGAACACGTCCGCAACCTGTCCGAGGACTATGACGCCCGCATGAGAGCCAAGGCGACCGAGCTGGCCAGCATCGTCGGTCACCCGTTCAACCCGAGCAGTTCCCAGCAGGTCGCCGCCGTGGTATATGACGAACTCGGCTTCAAGCCGACCAAGCGCACCGAGACTGGGCTGATATCCACCGACGATCAGGAACTGAAGAAGATCAGCCACCCTGTCATCAAGGGGATATTGCAGTACCGAAGTCTTAATAAAAACAAAGGGACGTACGCCGACAACCTGTTGACCAACAACACCCCCGATGCCAGCGGTACTCCGCGGATACACACGACGCTGACCACGACCCGCACCGAGACGGGCAGGCTGAGTTCCAAGAAGAGCGATGACGGCGAGGGTATGGCTCTACAGAATATCCCGACGAGGAATAAGGAGGCCAAGGCAATCAAGAACGCTTTTGTCGCTCCCGATGGGTGGGTGCTGGCCGAAGGGGATTTGGGACAGATAGAGCTGTGTACCCAAGCTCACATCGCACGATGTAAAGGACTGGTAGAGTTATTCAACGCAGGTCGTGACCCTCACACCGAGTCAGCTGCGCGTCTCTTCGGGGTGTCGCTTGAGGATGCTGCTTTAACCAAGTACCGTTACCCTGTCAAGAGGGCGGCTTACGGTGTCATATACCTTATGGGAGCCGAGGGATTGTCTGCTCAGATTGCCGAGTACGTCGCAGACCTCGAACTGGACGGTGAGCCTGTTGACGTTGAACCGTGGGATGTACCGACCTGCGAGAAGTTCATTGAAGACTATTACAACCTCTACCCCGAGATAAGGGATTACCAGATGGAGCAACTTGCTCACGCTAGACGGTATGGTTACGTCCGTGACCCGATATCTGGTCGTATCCGCTATATTCCCGAGGTGTCTTGTCCTGTGAAATCAGTCCAAGAGGCAGGTGCTAGAATGGCTGCCAATATGCCCGTGACGTCTTCGGCGCAAACCATCATAAAACTGGCGATGGCGGAATTGTGGCGGGAACTCCCCAAAACGGAGTGGTCAGTAACCAGAGCATTGATGCAAGTCCATGACAGTCTGGTGTTTGAACTACCCGACGACGACGAGTTCGTGCGAGGGTGTCTGGGATACGTCCATGACGTGATGTGCGGAGTGGTCAAGCTACTCGTTCCTGTCAAGGCGGATTTCAAAGTGGGGAAGCGGTGGGGTGAGTTAGAAAAGCTCGACTTGACAAAGTGAGTAATCAAGTGTATAATGTCTGGCAAGTAGAACTATACAGGAGGCCAGACGATGGCGAAATCAAAGAGAACACGAAGCAAGTCCAGAGCGAAGACTACAACCAAGCGCAAGAGGACAACTAAGCGCACCAGTCGCCGCCGGAACACTGGGGGCGTCGTCACCCTGCTCTAGCAGTCTATTAAACTATTCCACGTAGAACGGAGGACAAGGCTATGACCGAGAAAAAGAACCCCAAGTGTCCCGAGTGCCGGAGTACCCGCACCATGAAGATAGGGACGTACCCTACCCGTCACGGACCGGAGCAGAGGTATGCCTGCTGGAACTGCGGACGTCGCTTTTGCGAGTCCACGGTCAAGCGGTCGCCGGCGAGAGGGAAAAAGGGAGGGAAGAAATAAAGATGAACAAGAAGGCAGCGCAACGAGAGGCAGCTAACCTCCGCAGGTCGCTGAAAAAGGTACACGGCGACAAACTGACTGTCAATGTCAAGGAAATCACTCCGGGCAACTGGGGTGTCCGCTTCTCCCCCAAAGGTACAAGAGATAAGTTCAAGGTGGAGAGGTAATTCGATGACTCTAACCAAAGCAGAAAAACGCAAGCTCCAGAGCCTCAACCGTCGAGCCGTGAAACTGGAGAAGGATGCCCGGAAGCTAGCTTACGATACGAGCAGGGAGCTTGTCAGGCAGATGAAGAAGTCCTGAGTTAAAGGAGGAGACTGAGATGGCTAAGTTCGGAGTTGGGACAAAGGTGTGGCTAAACGGATACAAGGGTACTGTGACACGTGTTGTTCCTTGGAGTAAAGGTCTACGGGAAGTGCGACTGCCTAGTGGTCTCGCTTGTGTCGGAGTTTCTGACCTCAAGTATTACAAAGGCCAAGACAAAACTGCGAAAAGGGGGTAGCCAAGATGCCGACCAAGTCAATGTTCCGACCAGCCAAGAACACCTACCTGAGCCGTATCGTCTCCCTGGAATCCCCGTCGGCGGCACGCAGTTCGGTACGGCAACTCAAGTCGGAGTTCTCCGGCGCCAAGACCCGAACCAAGAAGCTCCGTATCGCCCGGGCGACCATGCTGGCGGCTAACCGAGCCAACGCCAGCAGGCAGAGGGAGAGCCTGTCCCGGCGTGAGCGTGGAGAGTTCCGCAGGATTTACGAGACCTATCGCCCAGCCGCTGTCGGGATGTACAGGAGGCTCGGATAGCTGGAGGTAATAACGTGATACGAAGAATAACCATCCTGTCCCTAGTACTCATCGCTGTCCTGCTTATCGCAACCCCCGTACTCGCCTACCTCTACCGTGCGCAGGTAAGTATCACCGAGAGCAACGGGACGGATTATGATATGCTCGGGGTGGTCTGGGACCAAAATAACGACTACCTCGCCGATAACGGATATATGGACGCCGACGCCCTCGACACCAGAGTGCAGAGCTTGGGGGGAACCGACTATCCGTGGCTGGTCGGTGACGACAAGACCCTGACGGCGACCACCATAGACGGCAACGGTCAGGTCAATCTCTACTTCGTCACAGGGGAGACCCCCGCTACCGATATGGATATCGTGCCGGGTTACGAAGGATACGTCACGATATCGGACGCCGCCGCTCTTGAGCTGGGAAACAACTTCAAGCTGGAACTGGCCGGGTATATCGACACTGACAACGCAGTGGATTTGGTCTCAAAATCATCCTCGGCCTCTTTGTACACCGACGGGGCGGGTAATCTGGTCGGTGGGATAGACCCGACCATCCCGGTAGAGCAGGAGGACACCAGTGGCCATCACACGATGGTCAACACTAGTACCGTGCGTTCTGGTCAGAGGATTGACGATTTGCCAGCAGGAACATATACCAAAGTGAGCTTCTACCTGACGGACAACGGGGCGGCGAATGGGCTGTGCTACGCCAGATTGCGAAGAGTGAGCGATGACGGTATAATCGGCACTTTCGGGGAGCTTGACGCTACTACCATATCCGGTGGGGGGGCCTACACCTGGTATGACTTTGACACTACTCCGGTGGTGAACCCGTCGGAGCAGGACGTGTACGTGTCCTTTGAGTACGCCAACAACGCCAGTATATTCTTCTCTTACAAGTCGCCGGACTGTATATTCGGTAAGGACTTCTCGTACACGGTCGCCGGCGGGTATACGGAACATGGCAACATAGACTCCACCTATAAGCTCTACGGTACACCGCGGTGGGGTGCCGAAGTATCGACCGCCCTGACGACCGGGGACTATAAGGTAGAGTTCTACGCCGACGGTTCCGACCTCTACCTTGAGGTTGACGACTCCGTGGAGGACACGACAGGGCTTGGGGGTGCCAGTGCCCCGGACAACGCCAACGACTGGGTGCTGGACTGTGACCCTTACTGGGAATACTACGAACACACCGTCTCCGGTACGCTGATTGTAGACTACGACCCCGAAGCGATAGTGCGAGGTCTGGTCTACGATACCGGAACCGTCACGGTCACTAACGGGGATGCTACCGTCGAGGGAGTTGGTGGGGCGACGTGGACGGACGATATGGCTGGCGGTATCTTCGTATCGGCAGACGGGTTGTACTATGTTATCGACTCGATAACAGACTCCGACACCCTTGAACTGACGGCTGTCTACGCCGGAGGTACGCTGGGAGGTCAGGACTACGATATGTACGGCAGACTTCCCGACTTGGAGGGGGTAGCGCAGGACGGCGCGATAACG